CTGTTTATGCTGAAGTGTTAGACACTATGTTTATAGACGTTATTGAGTATGTAGACGTGATAGTGATTGACACAGTTATTGAGACTCAGTATGTAGAAATAGTTGTTATTGATACTGTGGTAGAATACATTGAAATAGTAAACACAGAATATGTAGACTGTGAAACAGGAATGCCTTGCAATTCAGGCATTGAAGAGGTTTTAGACAAATCAAAAGGATCTGGATTATTATATAATCTGCAAGGTCAAGTTATTAGAAAGCCTGAAGATATATATATAAAAAATGGTAAAATTAAATATGTTATAAAATGAAAATGAAAAACAAATATATGGGCGGAGGCCTTAATAAAAGATCCATGTACGAAAAGGGTGGACTATCTGAAGCTCAAAAGAAAATGGATAAAAACAATAATAATAAAATAGACTCTGAAGATCTAGCTATGCTTAGAAAAGCTGAAGAAGGAATGAAGATGAAGTATCAGGACGGAGGAGTGCCATTAAAAAAGAAAACAATTCCTCAAGAGGGAGCAAAATTACCCGATACTGACAAGTTATCTTTCAATGAAGCTTTTGATTTTTACAGAAATGAATTAGGAGGAGGATCTAGATTTATGTGGAAAGGAAAGCCTTACAGCACTAGCACTCCAGAAGAATTATTAAGAATTCAATTGGGGGAACAAACAGAACCAATGTCGATTAAATATGCTCAATTGAATCGTGGGGCACAAGAAGAGGATGATTATACCCCCTCCCCACCTGTACGACGAAGTCCTGGTGAAAGAAGAGAGGCTCAGAATGAAATGAATATAATACGTGCCTTTAGAGATAAATACGGAAGAGATCCTAATCAAAGCGAGTTTGAAGAAATGAAAAGTAATAGAAAGAAAAACATGGAGATGAGAATGCCTCCACCAATGCCAGGAAAAATATAAATAATGAATATATTCAAAAACAATAACGATTGGAATGAGAAGGCTATAGTTGGTTTTATAGCTTTTATAATTATGTGTATAATAATGGTTGCTGATCTGGTAACAGGCTGGATTGGAAAGGACTTAGTAATAAATGAATTTGTATATGACTCTTTTGTCTGGGTTGTTTTAGGATGCTTTGGAATAAGTGGCATAGAAAAATTCTCTAAAAAATAAAAATATGCCAAGCGGAAAAGGAACTTACGGTAATAAGGTTGGAAGGCCAGCCATGTCCAAAACTGGATCTAAAATTAAATTAGTTAAAAAAACAGATGGATTAACCGATAGACAAAAAGACACTCTTAAAAAACATAGCAAACATCATACTAAAAAACATATGAATCTTATGATTAAGCTTATGAAAGAGGGTAAGACTTTTACTGAGTCTCACAACATAGCTAAGAAAAAGGTGGGTAAGTAATTATGAAGTTAAACAAAAAAGGTTTAAAGAAATATAAGAAGGGCGGCAAAACATCTAAGAAAGATGCTTGTTACCATAAAGTTGTATCTAGGTATGGACCTGAAACATCTGCTTATAGAAGTGGAGCCATGGCTAAATGTAGAAAGGTTGGTGCAAAAAACTGGGGTGAGGGAGGAAAGAAGAAAAAGAAAAAGTAATGGCTGTCCGTAAAACAAAAAAGGGACTAGCTCTTAAGAGATGGTTTAAGGAAGATTGGAAAACGCCTAAAGGTAAGAAGGATTATAGTGGTGGAGAAAATACTTTCAGACCCACTAAGCGTATAACTAAAGACACACCTAGCACATGGAGTGAGCTAAGTCCTAGTGAAAGAAGAAGGGCTCAGAAAGAGAAGAATGAAAAAGGAAGAGTAACTAAGTATAAAAAGAAAAAAGGAGTTAGACTAAACAAAAGAAAAAGTAATGGCTAAGTTAAACAAGAGAAAGAAGACGCCAGCTTGGACCAGGAAAGAAGGTAAGAGTCCTAGCGGTGGTTTGAATAAAAAGGGAATTAAGTCTTATAGAAGAGCTAACCCTGGGTCTAAATTAAAGATGGCTGTTACTGGTAAAGTAAAAAAAGGAAGTAAAGCCGCTAAGAGGCGTAAGTCTTTTTGTGCTAGAATGGGCGGAATGAAAGGTCCTATGAAAGATAGCAAAGGAAGACCAACAAGAAAAGCGTTAGCACTTAGAAAGTGGAAATGTAGAATTAATAAAAAGAAATAAACATGAAAGAAATATCAGAAGATTCTAAATTTGAGGTTAGTCTAAAAACATTAGGCGGTATAGGATTTTTAATAGCTACATTAGTCGGTATGTGGTTTACACTGCAAGCTGATATTGATGAAGCTAAATTACTTCCTGAGCCTCCTAAACCAGAGGTTACTCAAATGGAGTTTAAAATGAAGGACGAAAATATAAGAGCCTCAATTTATTCAACCCAGGAGGATGTTAAAGAAATAAAAGAGGACATGAAGTACCTTAGAGATAAAATAGATAGACTACAATGAAATATATAGATTTAAAATTATTATTATTATTTATTTTTCTTTTGATTTTAGTTGGTAAATCACAGTCTCAAGAATTTATAAGCTATGATAATTTTAATAATAAAATAGCTAAAGATATTGTGGCTGTGGAATTTTGGGTGGACTGGAACTCTTCTAATGAGTTTGCAGACTTATCTAAATTAAATGACTGCTCAAAGTATAGGGTTGATATAGGAAAATATCCTAATCTTCAAAAAGAATATAATATAACTTCTATACCTACTGTTATAATATTTGAGAGTGGTGATGAAAAAGAAAGGTTCAAAGCTAACATAATGTTTCAATTAGATGCTGATAAAAAGAAAGTTCAAAAAAGCATAGATAATATTATGCTTGCAAAATTCAACTAAAATAATAATTTAAAATAAACAATATGAATTGGATTAACTCCTGGAAGGCTGGGAATAAAAAAGAAAAGTATGGTATATCTATCAGACTAGGCACTCTTACAGTATTACAAATAAAATATTCAGGACCTTGCATATATAAGGAAACATGTATAGAATGTTCTAGCTGTAATAAATTTAGATTTATGATCTTGAACTTTGGATTTGAGATATAATGATAACTCTGAGCAAAAAAGAAAAGGAAAAGGGACCTAAAACAGAGGAGGAGTCTAAAGTCTTTGTTGATAAAGATAAAGATAATATTCCTGATAATTCAGTTGATAGTCCCTCTTATTTTTTCAAGGGGTTTGATGATGAGTTCTTTGATAGGCAACTATATAAGGAATCTAGATTTGACCCAGAAGCCACTTCAGAGGCTGGTGCCATGGGTATAGCTCAATTTATGCCAGGAACTATAAAAGATATGAAAGAGAGAGGTTTGGTTCCAGATGACTTTGATCCTTATGATCCAGTTCAGGCGAAACAAGCTCAGAGAAAGTATATGAATTGGATTAATGAAAGACCGTATTTAGCTAAGGGGACGGATGAGGTTAAAGCAGCTAAATCTGTTATGGCCTACAATTGGGGTGTAGGTAACGCTAAGAAATTCCTAACAGAGCAAAGGGAAAAGGGTGTTGATATTTATAATAGTACAGATTGGATAAACAATATTCCTAAAAATAAAGAGACTAATAGGTATGAAACAAAAGAATATGTTCAGAAGATAATGAACATTAATGATGATAGTGAGTCACAAAATAAATTTGAACAAAATCTATTTAATAGTTTGAAAGAATATAAGAAGCCTATGAAGTTTATGGAAGGGGGTAAAAATCCTGTAGAACAATTACTCAATAATTAGATAATGTTTTGTTTTACAGATAAAAAATGATTATATTTGGTAAAAAATTAGTTAACAATTTAAAATAAAAATAAATGGCGACAACAACTGCACAAATTACGTTATCTTCTAGTGATTTAACATCAGATGCTCTTAGCTTAACGGCTACAGCTACTTTGTTTGATACTGGTACAACTACAGGTATTACTCAGTTAGAAGGACTGTCTAGAAAAACAACTACAGCAACTGCTGATGTTACCTTGTTTGATGCAACTCCAGCTACAACTTATGGAGCTGATAAAGCTCATAAAGTCTACGTTAAAAACTGTTCTACAACTAGATCAGAGTTTATTACTGTTAAGATAAATGGAGAAATAATGGGTAGATTATACGCTGGAGACTGGATGTTTATGCCTTGGAGTACACATGATGATACAAATGATATTGTCTATACACCAAGCGTAGGGACTAGCTTGACTGTAGAGTATATGTTATTCATATCTGCGTAAATGAAACTTGAGGTAATAAGATTCTCTAGTGAAGCTGATTCTACTAATGGTCTTTTATTTTCTGTAGAAGACGAGAAGAGAAGTTTCTTGTGCTACACTTTAGAGGATGAACAAAGAGACGTTAAGGAATATGGAGAAACTAGAATACCTGCGGGTACTTACAGGCTTGGTCTTAGAACCGTTGGTGGGTATCATAAAAAGTATTCTTTTCGTTTTGCTGATATGCATATTGGCATGCTTCATGTTCTTGACGTTCCTGATTTTGAGTATATTCTCATTCATTGCGGTAATACTGACGAAGACACCGCTGGGTGCTTACTTGTGGGGGACTCCCAGGAAAATAATCAAATCAAGAAGAACGGTTTTGTAGGGTCATCAACAAGAGCTTACATGCGTATATATCCTGAGATAGCACAAGCTATTAAGAATGGGGAGGAGGTTACCATAACTTACTACGATCACGATTGTTAATAAAATTCATTAATTTTTTTTAGAATACAAGTATTATTTTGTATATTTATGAAAGTCATGGTTTCATGATTTTAGTTTTGGTTTCGATAAGCCCGCCTCCCAGGTGGGTTTATTGTTTTATAGACTATTCTTTATCTTCCTTTTTAGCTGTTGGAGTGAATGTTCCATTATCTATATTAATAGATCCATCTCCATAAGATTTGTTTAGTTTATCCATCATCTTTTTAGCTTTAGTTTCATTACCTTTAAACTTAGCAACCATATCTTCTTCCATTTTAACAAGCTCTTTCATTTTAGCCTCTACCAGAATCATATCTGTTTTTAGTCTACCAAAATTAAAAGTTAGTTTGTTTTTCTCTTCGTTTAAGTTTTTTATTTCTTGTAATTCTTCTTTAGTTAATTTTTTATTTTCCATTTGATTTAATTTTATTGTTATTTTTAATTTTCTCGATTGATCTACCAGCGAAGTACGCTGAGTATACTACAAGTAGGAGCTGGGTGTAAATTGGACCGTACATTGGGTTCATTTTAAACTCTCCTACATTACCATCAAAGAAGGACATAACTACCAGCATAATAGTTAAAAAAGCTAGAGTCAAAGGTCTAATATTAGCTGGCAACCATCCAGCTTTTGCATCAGCCTCCCACCTTCTTGTAACCTGTTCTTGAGCACTAGCTTTAGCGTTCTCAATCATTTGTTTCATCTGTAACTTTAAGGTTAGTTTTTCTTCCTCAGTTGTTACAACATCATCAATGATCTTTGAAGCGTCTCCTAATAGTGATTTAAAAACTGTCTTTAGCATGTTTACTCTTCCTTGTATATTTTTTCTTATTCTTGTAAGGTTTAGATCTTAGATCCATTCCGTTTTTTTCTGCTTCTACCTGGGAGTCTCTTCTTACCCTCTTGTCCATCTTTTTTTTGTCCTCCTTTGAAATCATTGTTTTTTCTTTTTAGTTTTTCAACAACTTCCATGATCTGCTTTTGAGTACCAGGCATGTAAAGATCGTAACTTTTTTTCTGTTTTGCAAGCATATTCTTGAATAATTTCCACCTAAGATTGAACGCTTCTGTTCTAAGACCTTTACATTCTATGATCCAACCTTGTTCAAGATTAGTAAAGTCAGGAAGATAGGTGGCTCGAGATATATTTTCAGAAGACTTTACAAAGACATTCTTTCCTTTGCTCTTTTTTTTCTCAATACATTCTCCTTCATAGATAAATTTTTCTATAAGAACAAACCTATCTTCTTCATATTTAAAAGGTATGCCAGCCACTTTAAGGCATTGGTATGTGAATTTTTCTAGCTTAGATTTAAATTTAACGCCATTAAATGTAGTGGCTGTAGCATTCCTTACCTTTTTATTGTACTTCTTTTTACTTCTCATTTTATTTCCATTAAGTAATTACCTGTTTCTACAGAATATAAGTTTAAGTTTTTATATATCAGTAACTTTTTATATTCATAGTGATCATAGGTATTTTCAAAAAAATAATAGACTCCATTAACTTCTGGTGCTAAACAAAGTTTACTCCCATCTGTCAGTATATATGTTTCGTAGTCTATAAAGTCTCCAACATACATCCAAGAATGATATAACCCTAGTCTATTATTAGAGTAAAATCTTGCTCCATTTTTAGATACTTGTATATAGTGATCGCCATCTATTTTCTCTTCACTGATAGCTATACCATCCACAACATTACAGTAGTATACATCATTAGAGTGGTATAAACCTTCATCCATTTGTGCAAATAGCTGACCCGTCAGCATCAACGCAATAAAAAATATTCTCTTCATAGTTGTTAAAATTTGGTTAATATATATCGTTACTCATACCAACTGGTAGTGAGTTTAAAACTTCTTCTACTTTTATTTCTATTTCTTTTTTGTTCTTTTTTTTAATTTCATTTTCTATCTTTTTAATGGACCTATCACAATTTTGAAGACCCTCAATAGTATTTTCAGTAAAAACATTATGTATATTTATATGGTTTACATTTTTACTGGGAACCTTTTTTCCTGCTCTGTTAGTGTTAATATTACTATAAGAACATTTAATATTTAATAAGTATATTTGTTTTCTCATTCTAAATCTTTTCTAGTTGTCCATTCTTGTTCTGGAGTGTATCTAGTTTGTTGTGTCCATAAACTATGTGTTTGACTAACGCCATCTAAAGGACAACTCATTTGGTGATCTAAATATCTACCAGATCTCCTATCATATTTTAAAGATTCTTCTCCTGGAACACCTACAAGCTTCTGAAACTTAACCTTTTGAACACTGAAAGCCACCGAAGTATTATTAATATCCATTGAGTCATCTCTATGTATACATATAACATTATCAGCTTTGTTAAACCAGTTCTGACTACCACTTATATCATACGCTGTAGGCTTTTTATATCCACCGTTGTCATCTCTATCCATTTTTCTAGGGTGTGCTATAATAATAAACTTAAGATCATTTACCTGTTCAAACCTTCGTATCTGAGTCAAGCATTCTCCTATGTATGTTGTTTCATCTTTGCCAGCAAATTTGTGATCAAGCTGATTAAATGGATCCAGTAAACAACCTTTTATACCGTGTCTTAATACTAAATGTTTAAATTTAGACAGTATATTATCTAGACTAAAATCGTCTTCAGGATATATAGCAAAGAAATGATCATTTAAAAACTCTATAGCTTTCTCGTATTCATATATACTCATTCTATCATTTACGTCTACATCAGATGTGTTTCCTATATACATCTCAGCTAGAGTGTCGAACAGGTCTCCCACAGGATAGTTTTCTGGAGAAAATATTCCCCATTTCCATCCGTATAAAACAGAGGCATTTAACATTATTTGCATAGCCATCATTGTTTTACCTGAGCCTGGGATCCCTGTCCACACATCTAACTCTGAAGTTCTGAGGGTATAGTGATTATCTAATACTTGATATCCTGTAGTTAACCCTTTCTTTTTACCATTATTGAATACATCTATCATGTAGTCTTGCTCAGATTTAACGGTAAAAATTCCATCTACTGGATATGGTTCAGCGTCTTTTAATATTTTTTCTAAAGCTAACACCCCTTGATCCATAAGCATTTGGTTAGCATCTTTTACTTCGTCTGGAAATTTGACAATGTAACACCTTTCCCTACCTATTCTTCTGCTAAGTTCTTCTAGCAAAACTCTTCCATTTGCATCATTATCAGAACATATATATATCTTTTCTACACTTTCAAAGTATTCCCAGCAGTTGTCTAGATAAGAAAATTTGTTGTCATAGTTTTTAGTTCCAGGATTTGGTGCACCATCAGGTACTGACACGCAGTTATCTACACCTATTTCGTTTAGAGACAGCTTATCCATTTCTCCTTCCACTATGTATACATCCTTGTGATCCTTTATATCATCTAGTCCATAGAATATTTTCTCAGCGTCTTTATGTTGCTTAAAATTCTTTTCTCCGTCCCTGTATTTTACATTCACAAGTTCTCCTTCTCTAAAATAATTAAAGCATATTACATTCCTATTTGAAGAAACTTGTGGCATATATTCTTTCTTTTGTGTTATTTTATTTTTAACTAAAACCTTTTGGGATATACCTCTTGATCTAAACCATTCTACCATCTCGTCTGACAAACCAGTAGAGTTGTGCATTTCAGGTTTAGAATATTCTATATCCTTTTGTTTTTCGTATGTTTTATATTGATTAATAATACCACTATCTCCGCAGTGATGACACAAGTATGCTCCAGTCTCTCCATTTATAGCTAAACATTTTTCGTTGGATTTCTTACGATCTTCAGAACAATTATAACATATATATCTTACCTCTCCTTGTGTTTTATTAATACGTATTCTATCATTATTTAGGCTCATTTAAATAAATCGTTTACATTAAATTCTTGTTTCTTTTTCTCTTCTATTTTCACTTTTTCATCTTTCCAATATTCTCCATTCAACCAAGTGAGTGGGTGCTTTCTAAATTTTGGGTCAGGAGTTTCTTTTACGTAAGGAGGTACGGCGTGTATTATGGTCTGCATTGTGGCTACCTCATACTTAAGAAACTTATCCTGACATTTCTGCATACCAGTCTTTTTGTTATACAGATTCCAAAACGCTTGAAACATAGCTAACTTTACTTCTCTGTCTTCTTTTTTTTCTACACTTGATTTCACTATCATCAAGTCTTTACTTTTAAAATGACTATTTAGGTTTTGAAATATTTTGCTACATTCTTCTTCTGTATCATATATAATATCTAAAGGTTTATCTTGATTCTTTCTTATTATATAAAGTATTCTTCCTTCACAAGAAAATCCTGCGATTGAATTGCTATCAATAGATGTGTGTTCAGATATTTTTAGATACATAGTTTTTGGTTTTATATAGAGAGGGATATACCCCCGTACTCCCCCTCCATAAGTGTTAAGTTAAAATGGTAAAGCTTCCTCTTTCTTCTCTTTCGATTCAGACTGAGGCTCTGGCTTAAACGTATTTATCTTAACATAGTGAGTCTTACCATAATCATTAGCACCATCTCTGTTAGCACCAATAGTAAGGTTAACATATTTTTTGCCGTTGTACTCATACACATGATCCTTTAATTTTGCTAGATCTAGTGAAAAGTTGACAAGAGATCTTCCTTCATCAAAGACCTTCTCTGTACCGCTTCCGCAGTAAATGTTCTCATTATTCATAATAAAATAATTTTAGTTAGTTAATTAATTAATAAACTTCTCTAAAGCTTCCATTCTGCTTTCTATACTTAGAATTTTATAATGAAAAGACTTTAAAGTTCCTTCGGTATTTCCGAAGTCAACACCAGTTTCGTGAGGATCTTCTAATTTAAGATTATCCACAATTATTTGGTATTTTTCTGCATATCCCATATCAAATTTAAGATCAACATCATGCATCTGTATAGCGTGCATAACCGAAGTGTGATTTTTATAGCCTACTCTTCCAGCTATCTCTTCCAATCTATAATCTAATTTGGAGTACATCATATAGCACAATACATTTCTAGCCTGCACGAACATTCTTTTTCTTCCTCCTGAAGCCATCATCTGGTTAGGTGTAACATTAAATGTTTCGCTGATAAGAAGTAATGTATTACTAAATGACTTATCTCTAAAACTATTCTTTAATGTTAAATAGTTCTCTAAAAGTTTGCTCATAATTTTTTGATTTTAAATGTTTGGTTAATACTTTTCCGCTTTTAACAGAAAATAAGTCTGGTTCTTTTAAGTATTTTCTAACTGTAGGTACTGACAGTCCAGTTATTTTCGCTACAGTATTTTTAGTTACTTTGTGTTCTTTCAGTATTTTTAATAATTTACTCATAGTTTTAAATTTTATAATGTTCCTGTATATACATGTTCGTATGGATCGAAAAGATTTTGAATGAAGTATAAGCTATACATGTCTAGTAGTCTTTTGTATTTCATTCTACCTTCATCTATAAATTCCTCACTGCAATTATATATAGCCATATTGTATGGAGCCGACTTTTCTATAACGATAAACCAAAACTGATCTACACCAAACCCATCTAAATAAAAAGAGGCTTGCCTGTCATATCCATATTTATAAGCTGACTTTCTAAAACCATCTGGGCTAGAGTCTTGAGTTGTTTTTATATCCACAAGAATATTCCTCTTTTTATTCCAGTAATCAGCCTTCCCCTTACAAGCTATTTTACTGTCTGGATCATTCCATACATTAACTTGCTCAGCTAACCCACCAGATAATAACTCCATAGCTTCAACAGAAGATGTTAACTTCTTTCTCATTCCAGTTAAAGACTCGTCTTCATCATGCGATAGTATTGTCATGCCTTCATGCAAGGTTAAAAACTTTTGATACTCCTCTTTACCAGCCTTAGTTCTCTTGTT